AGACCTTTAATATCAAATCTTGACACAAATGATGAAGGCGCTTTTTTAATTGAATATAGAAAGGATGAAAATGTAAATGACGTTACGGGATCTTATAATAGTTTTACAGATGTATATATTGATGATAATAACCCTATTACATGGCAAACATCAAGTAGTTACAATGGTCAAATAATAAAAAAAGGAACATCTAAATCTACTAATAAGCTGTGTATTTGTAAAACTTATTTTGGCCAATTAAGTAATTATGCCAATGCTTCCATTTGGGAAATAGTCATTCTCGACCACGATGCCACCGAAGAAGAGCTGACCAAGATCAAAGACTACTTCGTCAAAACCTATCCCTGGCTTTTCCCCTACCAAGCATGGACAGTAACAGGCAAAACCAACGAGGACGATGATCGTGCTACTATTGCTAACATTACGGGCAATGGTAATAATCTTGTACTGTCTAATTTTGGGTTTATTGAAGGGAGTGGCTACAATGAAGAAGGTGAATATGCTGGCTATCTGGTTACTGATGGGGTGGATGATAAGATAACTTCGTCTATATTTGAAATGGGTAATGATTGGACTGTAATAGGAGATTGGGAGCTTATAAATACAGGGAAAAAAGACAATGCTGGTATTGTAAAATTTGATAGTATAGTCATTTATAATTATAATCCAATACTCATTAATATAAAAAATGGTAGAAATAATTTGATTCCCGATCAAAATACCGTTAATGCAATTTGTTCTGATGGCAGGATTTATTCAAAAGACTGGAAAGAATCTATTTATAATGAAGAAACGGAATCTACCAGTAAAAATCTCTTAACTATAGGATATTCAGGTAACAGTTATACTAAAATTGCTTTCAAAAACTTAGCGATTTATCCTACAGTCCTTTCCAAGGAAGATTGTATAAAAGCATATAATTATTTACAAACATTAAAAGCAAAATGACATGAAATACGCAATTGTAAACATCGTATGGGCAAAGTCCCACGGAATAGAAGTCCTACCGGAAATGAGGACGAGTGTAGACCAAAGCAAGGTGATCTTGCATGAGGAATACCTTGCACCCTTCGATGATGAAGATTTTCCTCGCTATAGTTTTAGCGATCCGTCTTTTGTCGAACTACTGAATAGTGAAGAATGGACTTATTCAGAAGGAGAACAACCCGTAATCAATAGGCAGTTCAGCAGATTATTGGCTTTGGACGAACTGGACAAGGAGGCTACAGAAGAGATAAATACATATGACCTTTCCCCGTCGGAAGCCTTACAGGTCAAAGATCGATACCCCGAATGGGAAACCGGAATAAACGTCAAAACCGGCGAACGATACCGAGTTGAAGATGTCCTTTGGGAATGTGTTAAAGACCATCTCACACAAGAGAACTGGAAGCCTAGCACAGCCACCCTAAGCCTGTGGAAAATAGTAGACGCAGAAGAACATTCCGGCACGATAGAAGATCCTATTCCATATAAGCAAAATATGGCACTTGAATTTAACAAGTACTACACGCAGGACGGAGTATTGTACCTCTGCATACAGGCTATGACACCGGGACCGTACGATTTAAAGGATGTGCCGGCGCATGCGCAGCCGATAAAGCAGTGACAAGCAACAGTCGGTTGGAATATAATAATCCCTGCAAGAAGATACAATCCTATTCTTCTTACAGGGATTATTATTTATATGGTATTGTTTTTTGTTATAAAGTGGCACAATTTTACGACAATGAATCTATTGTCGTATTTCATTAAGTTAAATATTTCTCTCCCAATTAGCTACTTAATACTTTTATGCTGAATTAAAAACGATCAAACATGAAAGATAAAATTTTCAACTCCTTAAAACAGAATTATTCAAATCTTGGGTTAAGTGATGAAATCTTGAAGGGACAGGCCGAAGCTCTTGCTAATACAGGCTTTGTAACTGATGAAAATCTACAGGCCGTTGTTGATGGTCAAAAAACATTCTTGTCTTCTCTTCAGAGTGGTATTGATAAGCGGGTAACAGATGCTGTCAATAAAGCAAAAGGGGAAAAGAAAGAAGAATCTGCTGGTGGGGGCGAGCAGAAAAAAAACGAACCCGATTTGCAGAAGATGATTGAAGACGTACTTACTGCAAAACTGCTTCCCATTCAAGAAGAGCTTAATGCTTATAAAGCAAAGGAACAGCAGGCTGTAAGGGCTAATATGATCGCTTCTAAGGCGAAAGAACTAGGTATACCGGAATGGAGAGTCAAAGAGGGATTTGCCATCACCCCGGAAATGGATGAGGCTGCAATTAACTCTTACTTGGCAGGCGTAAAGCAAAACATTGTTACCGCAGGGCTTGAGAGTAGTAACGCATCTGGCGTTCTGTCTACTTCAGAGGAAAAATCTAAAGAAATGGCTGAAGAATGGGCAAAAGGTCTTCCAGATGCAAATTAACCATTAAAAAATAGAAACAAATGGGAGTTAAATTCGAAGGTAAATCTTATGCTGGCAACATGCCGGTATTTTGGCGTGGAGAAGCCAAAATCCTCCCTGGAGGATATAAACTGTTGCAGACTTTCCCAAAAGGGACAGTAATTCCCAAAGGGACGCCATTACATATTGTTATCGGAACCCTTACTGCGGCTGTATCCAAATATGCAAAAGTCGTATCTGGCGGAACAACCACAAAACCGAGAGTCCCTAAAGGAACTTTATTTCAGATTAATGATATCGTAATGAAGGAGGGGGAAACAACCGGTGTTACGGTATCTTCCATTGATACGTCAAATGCAGATTATGATGTATTGACATTGTCGTCTGCTATTTCGGGGCTTGCAGCAGACGATGTTCTTATTGAAGCGACGGCTACAAGTAGTTCTGTGGCCAAGTATGAACCAAACGCGGTTGTTGGTGAAGACACTGAACCTTTGTCCGGCGGTGATCAAGACACTGTTTCGGCTGCGTATGACGCAGTTGTCCTTTTGGGATATACAGTGCAATTACCCGCTTCATGGATGCAGGGTATCTGTATGAAAAACAACCCTAATATTATTTACGTAAAACAGTAATACTATGGCAGAAAGATTAAAGTATAGTTCTCTTTTTGGAGAGCTCACAAGGCAAACTCAATTGCGTTTTGATGCAGTATCAAGACAGCATAAAATGCTGTTTGATAACGTATTCTATGAGAGATTTTTCAATTGGGACTATCCTTCCATTGGATTAAACTTTGAAGAAATTAAGGGCAAGTATAATGTCACTATCGCGGCTGCAACAATTGACGATAAGTCGAAAGAACCGGTATTGGGCACTCATGGGCTTGAAACTATTGCTCAAAAGGTGCTCCACCATGCAATTACGCTGCCTTTGACTATCGACGACTACAGAAAGATTTTGCAAATTTTGGATAGCAAATCTATTCCGGAAGAAGCCGCAAAAAGACAGCTTATTGACCTGATGTGGGGTAATGTTAGAACTCCGGTTCAAGGCGTACAGGCAAAACTGGATATCATCGCTATGGGAGCGTTATCCAATGAAGGTATTGCCACATTGGATGAAACGAATAACCCTGAGGGTGGCGTTAAGACGACTATTGATTATAACATGCCTGCTGAAAATAAAGGTGAGGTTACTCTGAAATGGAATGATGAGAACATTGCTAATGTAGATGTATTCGAAGATATTCAGACCATCGTAGATGCTTTCTCCGATAAAGTAGTCTTTGATCGTATCTTGCTTGCTCCTTCTAAAATTTCTTATATTCTTCGAAGCAAGAAGATGAAGCAGGTAATTTTCGGAACAGATAAGCAGAATAGCCCATTGCTGCTGAATGATCTCAACGAATTTATGAGATCTAATGAATTGCCGGTCTTCGAACCGGTTAGACGTCAGTGTTTGATTCAGAACAATGGTACATTCACCCCTTACAATCCGTGGAATGCAAAGAACCTTGTCTTTATTCCTTCCGGCAGTTTGGGGACAATCAAAAATGCCTATGTCAATAACGAATTAAGGCCTGAACCCGGCGTTACTTATTCCAACTATGGTCGCATTCGTGTAGCTCAATGGGGAGTAGGTGAAACTCAGAACTCGAATGGTGTTGAGTTTGTAAAGGCTGAAACATTTGCTTTGCCTGTGATCACGGAGATCAATGGTATTGCGTCGTTGAACACAGAACCTGATTGATAATGAAAGTCGCTGATTACATAACACAAAAGATCGGTTCCTTCGGCATTGAATTGTCGGAGGCCGATCTTGTGGATATAACTTTGAATAGTTCTATATCACTTGAAAGTGAGATTGCTCAAGATAATATAAATGAAGTAAATAAGGCTATTGCCGAATTTATTCCATCATTGCTGGCTCATCCTACATCTGTTAATGAGAGTGGGTTTTCTGTTTCTTGGGATAAGGACGGTATCAAAGTGTATTATTCATTGTTATGTAAGCAATTAGGCATAGAGGATGTTTTATCAAGTAGAATCTCTGACGCTTCAATGTATTGGTAATGTATTATGCACCTCACATATTAGAAAAAAAAGTCGTAAAAGAATACGAATACGATGAAGACGGCAATCCTATTCCGGGTACAGACGGAGATAGTTGGGAGCGAGTTTGTAAGTGTAAATGTTACGATCAGAGTGCTGACCGTGCCTATACAGTTAATGGTGTTACTTACCCTTACAAATATCGTGTTGTGACAGAAAAGGTAAAAATTAATGCCGGAGATGTCGTTCGTGTTTTGAATGCTGACGGTTCTCTTCGTGGTGAGGGGATAGTAATCAATCCTATGACAACGGATTATCTAAACTATGGGCAAATATGGCTGGAATAATTACTGCTAAATATGATTTTTCAGATGTTGATAACTTCTTTGAAGAAGTTTTTAGCGAAGTATTCGCTCATCTTGTAGAGATGGGGGAAAGGGCTTATGAAACGGCTGTTAGAGAAGGAAAATATAACAATATTACGGGAAATCTACGCAGTTCGTTAGGCTATGTGGTGGCTCAGGATGGAAAGATAATCAAAGAGGGAGGATTTAAGCAGGTTCAGGGACGTGGAGAAAACTACGAAAAGGTATATTTCACCACCAAAGCGCAGAAAACAGTCCAGTTTTGGGCGCGAGGTAAGTCCGGCGATGGTAGTGATGGAAGCCGACAAGGTCTTGAATATGCGAGAAGCCTTGCCTGTAAATCGAAAGGTTTCACACTTATTGTCGTTGCCGGTATGGATTATGCAAGTTTTGTCAATAGCAAGGGATTACGTGTGATTGATGATGCAGAGATAACAGTAAGGACAATGCTACAATGATAGTTACAACAGACATACAGACTATACTTTATAAAGATGCCCAAAAACTGGGAATCAAGAAGGTGTATAAAGACGGAGCGGTTCCCGAAGGAGACGTGAAGTCCGAGCGAGTTGTTATTATCGTTAATTCGGTAGAGCCGGGCACCTATTGGAAAGCAGGATTTGTTCATGTGAATATCTGTATTCCTTATCTTGATCGTAAAGGAACAGCTCCTCTTACAAGACTTAATGCTTTAGAAAGGTTGGCTGTCAAGGAATTACATTCCACTTCTACTTACGACGGTACATCTTATACATACGAGGTCGATACGACAAGGATAGAAGAAAACAGGGATTTAAAATGTTTCTATGTAAATGTGAGAATATTATTTCAAGTATTAAATGTAAAAGAATAAGAATATGGCAGGAAGAACAGTATCCGTGATTGGAGTAAAGCAAATTCTTTATGGAGAGCCATTAGAAGCAGCTCCAACTTATGCAACACTTGAATCATTGTTTACTTCTTTCAAAGAAGTTCCCAATGTACATCAAGGTACATATGAGTTTACCGAAGAAGACGGTACAACAACAGAGTTTAAGGACGAATTGACCGGACAGACATACCGATCATCTTTTGAAGCAGGATCAGTAAGTCTAAACTGGACGATTGGCGCCTATGACTTTGACACTAAGGCGGAATTGATGGGTGGTAAACCATTAGATGATAGCAAAGGCTGGGAAAGAGGAAACTCAGGGGAACAGCGTTATAAATGCGTTGTTGCTGTATCTAATGATAATGTAGCGATTATTTTCCCTAAAGCAAATGTTATAGGGCGCGGAGCGTCTACCGATGGAGCCGTTGGTTTAGCTATTTCAGCCATTCCTTTGAAGGTTTCGACTACCATTGCATCAGAATATCAGTTTGATGTTGAAGGCAAAACTTTAAAGGGAATTTAAAGTACCATTAATGAATCACAACAGAAAGGGGCAGGCGGATACATTCTGCCCGTCCCTTTCTTGCTTAATATGAATATCCAATGAACAAAGCAGCAAATTTAGTCGCTAACGCTATTTTAGGCGATGACCTCAAAGTCGTCATTTTGGGAAGTAAAGCATATACCATTCAGTCTCCTACAATAGCTGTTATATGTAAATCAATAAAATATCTGTCTTGTATAGATCGTACCACAACAGGTAAAGAAGAACTGAGTAAAGCAAAAGAAGATTTGGAGAATCTGCTAAAGGGATTGTCTGTTTTCATTTTTGACGATCCGAATAAATATACAGAGATTCAAGATGCGACAATGAAGGAATTGAAAGAAGCACTTGAAACGGTTATAAATCTAATCTCCGCAGAGGATTTTTTCGTCTGTGCCGCCTTAGCCGAGAGCGTGGCAAGAATGGCGGCGATACCAAAGTGATAGGCAATGAGACGATGATGGGGCAAATTGCCACATTCATGGAAACTTTAAAGCTAACTTATAATGAGATAGTGTATCGTATTCCATATAGAAATCTATTATTAATGCAAAAGGATATTCTACACCAAGTCACAGGTGATCTGATTATCGAGCGAGACGGACGTTATTTATTGAACCGGACAAAGAAAGAGGGGTAATTTATGGCAAAACTTAGTTTTGATGTTTCTGCCAAATGGCAAGAAGTGCAAAAACTCAGAGAAGAGGTAGAAGCTCTGAAAACGGCTCTTAAAGACTTTAATGTTGCTGGTGACATGAAGGGTTTCGAAGAGTTAAATAAGAAATATAAGGAATCGACACAGAAACTGAAAGAATATGAGCAGCAGGTTCAAAATTATCAACGTATTATAGATCAGCTTAATGTATCTAATGGAGTAATGGAAGGCGCACGACAGATGGCATCGGAGCTTAATAATGCTACGGATGTATTTGTTGAACAACAGTTGAAAGTCAAAGCCTTAAATGAAGATGTCAAGAAACTAAATAAGTCTTATTTGGCATTGTCTGATATAGACAAGAGGGGGCAAAAGGGATCAAATATCTTGACTGAATTAAAGGAAATAACTCACCAATATACAATAGAAAATGAGGCTCTAAAAAAACTCAGAAAAGAATATTCCGACAATATAAAAATAGAAGGGGTGGCAGCGGATTCTCTTGTTTCCCTGAGAAAACAGTTGTCATTACTTAATGCAGAATATGATCGTCTGTCCGCTTCGGATAGAAAGGCTGCGATCGGAACCGATTTGCAAAAGCAGATACAGTCGTTGAATACCGAGATTAGTGCGGCAGAACAGGCTACCGGCCGATATCAAAGAAATGTAGGAAACTACGCTTCTGCCTGGAATGGTTTGGGAATGTCGGTACAACAAGTAGCGAGAGAATTGCCATCTTTAGCTATAGGATGGAATACTTTCTTTTTGGCCATATCAAACAACCTCCCTATGCTTGCAGACGAGTTAAAGAAAGCGTCGGCAGAATACAAGGCTTTTAAAGCGGCTGTTGCGGCCGGGAATAATGATGTAGCTAAAGTTGCGCCAGTATGGAAACAGTTAATTTCGTCTATTTTCAGTTGGCAAACAGCACTTGTTGTAGGTATTACTGTACTTTCGATGTATGGGAAAGATATTATTGAATGGACGAAGAATTTGTTTGGACTAAATAATGCAATAGATTCAGTTACAAAAACACAAAAAATATTAAACAGCTTACATTCAGATTCTGCAAGAAGTTCTGCGGAGGAGGTTGCTCAAGCCAAAATATTATATAAAATAACCCAAGATGCAACTCGAACAATTAATGAAAGAACAGCTGCTGCTAAAAAATTGCAAGAGTTATACCCAGATTATTTCGGAAATTTAAGAACTGAAATAATATTAATTGGCAATGCTAAAAACGCTTATGATGATCTATATAAAAGTTTGGAAGATGTCGCTTCTGCTAAAATTATATCAAATCAAATTTCTGAAAATGAGAATAAAATGGTGGATGCCATTAATAGGAGAAATGAAGCTCAAGCAAAACTTGTTGAATTGAACAAGGAATTAGAAAAACAGCAGAAAAGCAATGATATGTGGAATAGCAATGCCCCTGCAATTGCTGCCTTAACAGATCAAATAGGTTTATATACTAAAAAGCTCAATAATGCGAATGAGCAAATTAAAGCATTGAATGAATCAAATGATAAATTAATAGGGGCGTATAAGATAACATCTACACCTGAGACAGATATATTATTTAAAGACCTCTCAGCTATTGACACATATAAAGAAACTCTATCTAATCTGGATAAACAATTATCAATGTTCATCATAGATCAAGAAGAGTACAATAGAAGGGTAAATGAAGCTAAAGGAGAATTGATTGCTGCTGCTGATGCCGCAAATATAGGAGGATCTGCACTGGAGAAAATGCGAGATGAATATGTTGCGTTTAATAAGGCCTCTATCGGTAAGGAACAAACTGAAAAGCAGAAAAAAGAAGCAGAGAAACAAAAACAGGTTCAGGAAAGAATAAATAACGAACTATTAGAACTTCAACGTCGTAACGAGCAATCCCGGATTGATCTGATGGAGGAAGGTTCCGATAAGCGCATTGCCCAAATAGAGTATGATTACGATCGTGAAATAGAAGCTATCCGTAAAAAGGAAAAGGAATGGAGGGAGGCGCAAGGAGGAAAACTGACGCAAGAGCAGACTGTTGAAATAAAAACGGCCGTTACGCAGGCAAAAACTACCCGTATGCGTTCTACTCAAGAAGTGGAATATGAGCAGGTTGAAGCCCAGCGTAAGGCTATGAATGATTATTTGAAAGAATATGGTTCTTATCAGGAGAAGAAAATGGCTCTTGCAGTCGAATATGGTCAAAAGATCGCTAATGCTGAAACGGAAGGCGAAAAATTGATGCTTGGTAAGCAATGGGATAAAGAATTGCTTGATCTTGAAATTAAGACCAAAAATTCTTCAAATGCTATTATTGCTCTTTTTGGAGATATGCGCGATAAATCTTTGAAGGAGCTGCAAGAACTTGCTTCAAAAGGTCAGGAAGCACTTGATTTTATCAAAAATGGTAAATGGGACGCAACTGTTGGCTCAAAACTAGGTATAACAGAAGATGAATTTAGACGCTGGCAAGAAGCACCAGAAGCTATACGGCAGGCCGGTGAATCGCTAAGGGGAGTAAAAGATCAAGCAGAGACTTTACAGCCTGCATTTGATAAAGTAACACAAGGCTTAAAACGTTTTTTCGCCGCAGGGAATGATCCTAAGAAATTAACGGAATCATTGCAGCTTATAAATGAAGGTGTAAATGAGGTTACTTCTTCGGTCCAATTTTTGTCTAATACATTTGGCAAGCTGGGCGACTCGTTTGGTGGGGTATTTAGTGGCATAGCTGAAGGTTTGAATATCGCAATGGATGCTGTTAATTCGACAATGCAAGGAGTGCAAGCCGGAGCAATGTTTGGCCCCATTGGAGCCGCAGCCGGAGCAGCTATTGGCGTCGTTTCTTCTTTGGCTTCCGCTATCGCTAAAATTCATGATAAAAAGAATGAAAAGCGCATCCAGAAATTACAGGATCAGATTGATGTACTTGATGCATCATATGAAAAATTAGGCCGATCAATAGAAAAAGCCTATTCGACTGATGCTTCTCAACTGATAGATCAGCAAAATAAACTTCTTGAGCAACAAAAACTTCTTATTCAGCAACAAATCAAAGAAGAACAAGACAAGAAAAAATCAGATGACAATCGTATAAAAGAGTGGCAGAAGCAATTAGACGATATTAATGCTCAACTTGAAGAGAATAAAGAAAAAGCGATAGAGGCCATCACTGGGACAGATGTTATGTCCGCTATTGATGAGTTTGCTAAGGCCTATGCTGACGCATGGGCTACAGGAGAAAATGCCGCAGAATCATCCGCTAAAGCTGTTCAAACACTCATTAAAACCGCTATCATAGAGTTTTTAAAAAAGAAGCTGTCTCCTTCGGTTCAAGATTTCATGAAGCAGTTGGCCGACTATATGTCCGATGGTATCGTGTCGCCATGGGAAGAAGCCGAATTGAATAAGTTGAAGGAAAAGATGGACAAGGAGGCACAAGAAATATTTGAAAATTCTGGCAAATGGCTAAAGGATGAAAGCAAATATGAGCAACAGGCAACAAGCGGAGGATTTGAAGTAATGTCTCAAGATTCAGCGAATGAATTGAATGGGCGATTTACGGCTTTGCAAATGATTGGGGAAGAAATTCTTTTGTATTTGCAGAGTTCTAACCAGATTGCAAATCTGCTGTATATAAGTGCAAGTATTGATTCGATAAATATAAGAATTGCGTCATTGTATGATATTGCAGATGAAACTCGCGTGATGATGGCTAATATATATATAGAATTGCAGCAAATTAGTGATAATACCGGAGATACGGTAAAGCAATTAAAAGAAGTAGTTTCCAAGTTGACAAAGATAGAAAACAATACAAATAATTTATAGTATGAAAGTTCATGATATAATGCAGAAAGCAATCTCTTTAGGTGCTTGTTGTGAGTCAGGAAAAGCTACAGACTGGAAAAGTTTGTGTTGGCTTTTCTTTTCCCCACAAGGTCGGGAGTTTTGCGAACATAACAACTATCCACCCCTAGAATCATTTAGGGGGATGGCCAAGAATGTGAAACCGTTTGGGGTTTATGTGGATTGTGGATATATTGAACTCTGCAATAAACCAAATGTTGCAGTAGTAGGAAATACCATTGCGAGCTTGTCTTATGATGATAATACAAAGGTTCATAAGGTAATGCTCATGCACGGGGGAAAGGCTAAAATAGAAGCAACTAACTATTCCGTGATATTAGTTGTAAATATCGGAGGATGTGAGGTCGATATTATAAATGACGGAACTGCAAAAATATTATAGATTATGTTGGGAGACTTATTTATAAACAGTAATGATGCTTGGGGAACATATAGGGTTGCTATGGGGGAAAGCTTTATTCAGAACCTTCTTACTCCTGCCGGCAATAAGGATTTTATAGAAAGCGAAAGCCGCCTTGAAAACGGGAAGATGGTAATATATAACAATCCTAAAATTTCAAGTCGTGATGTGACATTGACATTTAATATTCACGGCGATACTCCCGAAGAATATTTATCCAATTATGCAAAGTTCGTTTCGGAACTCCAGAAGGGGAAAGTTATAGTTCGGGTTCCAGCTATTGGCATGTCCTTTATTCTTGTTCATAAAAAATCTACGAGTTTTGCTCTTGACAGGTCGCGTATGAACAGCCGGTTATCTGTTAAGTTTGAAGAGCCTAATCCTGATGATAGAGATTAATTCACGACAATCATATTATTGTCGTATTTAGGAAGTTCAGAAAATTGGACTTCCTTTTTTTATCCCTGAACTTTGAACATATGATTGATATAAGGGACATATCAGACAGAATCAAGTTGTCAGTATCAATAGGATCGAGTTCATTGCATCGATTTGAGCTGATGAAAGAGGATTATATTAGTATTGTATTCTCTTTAGAAACTCCGGTACGATTGGAGATAGGAGACAATGTTGATTATGAAGGCTCGCTTTATTATATAACAGATAAAGTATACCCAACATTTAATACTTCTAACGGTGGATATGATTATACACTCAGGCTGGAATCACATTATTATCGATGGAAGAATCATATACTTTTTTATGATCGACAAGGAAATAAAGAAGCATCTTGGAGCCTTACCCGTTCCCCGGAAGCGCATTTGAGCATTGTCGTTTCCAATCTCCGTGCAATAGGATTTACTTTTAAAGGCAAGGAATATCAAGCTATAGTGGATAGCACTGTTGATCCTGTAGCTAAATTTGTGCAGTATAACAACACAAACATCATAGATGCTCTGACAAAAATAGCGGAGGCATGGGAATGTGAATGGTGGGTTGATGGGGATAAAATATATCTTGGACATTTGGAACATGGGGAACCTGTAAACTTGGAAATAGGGAAGGAAATATCTTCAATGTCAAGGAGCCAGAGTCAGGATATTTTTGCAACAAGACTATATGCTTTTGGATCGTCTCGAAATCTCCCTTCTGACTATCGGAAGGGAGAAACGGGGGCAGTCGTCGAGGGTGTCGTCCAAAAAAGACTGATGCTTCCTGCTGGGACTCCGTATGTGGATGTTATCGAAGGCTTGGAGGAAGAGCAGGTTGTTGAAGCGGTCATTATCTTTGAGGACATCTATCCTCGTGTGACCGGAACGATAACTGAAGTAATTCCTAAGGAAATCACGGATGAGGATGATTCTGGCGATCCTATCACATTCACTGTATATCGGTTCAAGGATGCGAATTTGACATTTAAAAAAGAATATATTCTTCCCGGACAGGACTTGCACGTCATATTTCAGACCGGTCCCCTTTCGGGAATGGATTTTGCTTTGGAATTCAACCCGGAAAGATTGCCGGAAGATAACCCGGAAGCGCAAGTGTTTGAAATAGTACGCAATGATACTTATGGACAGACTTTGCCAGAAAGCCCACTTATTCCAGGTATAGGGAATAAATATATCTTGTACAATTTTGATACCCGTTATGTAAATGACGCTCTAATTCCACAGGCTGAACAGGAACTTTTGGAAAGAACGATTGCATATAAGGACAAGGTCGTTTCTGATCCTTCGACATATACATGCAGTCTTAATTCTTATCGGGTTTCCGGTTATGATGAAAACAATGGGTTGTTAAATCCAGAAAAAGAAATCAACCTGTTGCCAGGGCAAAAAGTAAACCTTATAAATAAGGCGTATTTTGAGAACGGTCGTATCTCTCGTGTAATCGGCTTTGAGAAGAAGTTGGATATCCCCTACGATTCCCCTGTATACACAATCGGGGAAAGTGCAGCCTATTCCCGATTAGGGGAACTGGAACAAAAGTTAGATAATATTCAGTTTAAAGGGAATACTTATGTGAATCAAGGTGGCGGCTTTGGTGTTTATATCGTGAAAAAGGATGATGCTACTGCTGCTTCAGATGAAAATGTATTTTCAGCACTGCGTACACTATATGAGATAAATAAGGCTTATGTAGACATAAGTGATATGTATCTTCGCAAAGATATCGACGATACCGCCCACGGGAATATACTTTTTGACAAGAAGATCGGCTCTTCCATTTTCATAGATGGCTGGGAAGGTAAAGGCTGGGAGATCCAGAGTACGGGCGCCGCCATATTGGATTCGCTTCGTGTGCGGAGTGATATCTATGTGGGGGGCAATACCGGATCGCCAACTTTTGCATCCGGTTTTACCGGTTGGGGATGGCAGATAGACACACCGACGGCCACCGGGGAGATGGACAACCTCTTTATTCGAAAGACATTCACTGCTTACGAGATTGTCTATTCCCAAATTTACGGTTTAGGAGGTAGCCAGATTGTTTCTGACATCAACAAAATAGCCAGAGTAGAAGTGATGTCTGACCGTTATCGCTGTTATATGGACGATATGGATGGTCTTATGCTTATGAACCTGCGTAAGGGTGACGGTGTCAGGATACAGACACGGACGGGAACGACCAGTATCAAGTATCTTTTCGGACGTTGTATCGGTGTGGACAGTGACTATTTTGATATAGCTATTCCTCTGATAGAAGGGACAGGGCAACCGGAAGCCGGAGATTTTGCCCTTCGTTGGGGTAACAATGAAGATACGGACCGGCAGGGATTGATATATCTAACAACGGCCGATAGCGGTGCGCCATTTATCGATGTGTACGATGGTATTACTGATGCCAGCACCGAAGGCAAGTTGAAAGCCCGTATTGGACACCTGACAGGAATCAGGACACAGAGAGGCGATCAGTTGTCTGGTTATGGGGCTTATTTGAACGGGATATACGTTGAAAACTCGACATTCATTCTTCAAAACGGAGATACCATTGAGCAGACTTTTATTGCCATGAACGGCAAGTTTGAAAGCCTTATTGATAGTATCCGTAACGACATATCCGCAGAAGGTGGTAACATCCTTGTAAACTCTTCTTTCAGCCAGAATACAAACTATTGGACAGCCGCAAATAACGTTCATTTTATCAATGTAGGTGGAGAATATCTTTGGCTGGATGGTAGCTTCTATGTAGAAAAGGATCAAGTTGCCGATATTTATAATGACAACGGTCAAAACGTTCTGCGAATAAGGAACACGTATATCCTTCAGCAGAATGCTATAATGAATATCCCGGATCACACGGAAGAAGAGGAAAAGACGTATTCTTTCTCTTTGTTCTATAAGGTGCTCCGTCCCGGTTCTTGCGGTTTCGGTATTCCAGGAACTGAGTTGTATCATGAAGAGCAGCTATCGGAAAGCGACAGCTATCAAAAGCTGTCTAAGGTCGGGAAATGGAACGGGAAAGGTGATTTTGAACTGAGGTTCACTGGTGAGATACTTATTTATGGTGTAGGGCTGTTTTCTGATGAGATTGCGGATGCTATTGTACATCTACAAACTCAAATCACACAAAACGAAGAAGAAATTAAGTTACGTGCAACTAAAGATTATGTTGATGCCGAGACCGGTAAAATTTATACTAAATATGATACCTCTTTATCTTTAAAGGCAGATAAAGCAGAACTTACTTCGTTTAAGGAAGAATATGACGAATTCCAGCAAGTTGTACGAAGGGATTACGCTACTCAGTCCTGGACAAGTAGTAAAATACAAACCGAGGTGGGATCTTATGTTGATGGAGCTTTAGTTGGATATGCTACAACAAGTTGGACAAGTAGCCAGATATCATCTTCTGTAAAAGGACTTGCAAGTGAGAGTTTTGTTAATCAAACGGCTGAGGGTTTAAATATCAATATAAATAATTTAGGGAATAGAGTTGATAGTGTTGAAGGTGAATTAGATTCCGTGACAGATATAACCGGTGCATTTTATTCTTTTGGATCAAACAAAATGAGGTTAAATAGGCGTATAGAAATGGGATCTGGTTCTAATTCATCTTTTGTCTGTTTAGCGGGTATGTCTCCTGATATTACAGGTCCTGCATTTTGGGCGGGGAGCTCATGGGAAGATAGAGCAAATTCTGCTATACGTTTGGGGCATGATGGTGCGGGATGGTTAGCTAAGAAGAATATTTTTTGGGATATAAATGGGAATACCCAAATAACAGGTTCTTTGCAAACAAGTTCAGACGGGAAGAGAGTGACAATAAATCCTTCTAATTCTGATAGACTTATATCTTTTTACAATAATACGACTCTTGTTGGGAATTTAGGTATTGATACAGAAAATAATTATGCCTATCTAAAACTTGGTCCTAATTCAGCGTATAATATAAGATTGTCAACAGCCGGTCTTTTTTGGAATTCTCCCACAAACGACTTGGTATTTAATCTATATCAATATGGTGGGGTTGTACATATGAATGCGGCTTGGCCCACAGATCCGAATTCTTTAGAAATAAAATTCAGGAGAGGGGAAATTTATGTGGATTCAAATAATTATCTAAGAATTAGTCCTTTATAGTAAAATAATTAAAAAAAAGAATTATGAAAGTAAATTTTCACATTAATTTAAAAGAGTTTGACGGAACAGATGCAGTAGAAGAAAAAAAAGTAATGCAGGACGGACGAGTTGTTACGGTAAAAAGCCCTGTAATTATAAATGATCTTGTAGGAAAGGCATTGTATAACGGAGGTGGGCTTGAACGTGCAGGGAAAGCAGATACCGATAACGACTATAGATTCAAGGCCTATAAACTTTGTCAAAAAATAATTGCTTCTACGGGTGAAATTGATTTATCTCCAGAAGAACTGGTTATGGTCAAACAGGCTGCTACAATTTATAGTGCCGCCGGAGTATATGCACAGATTGTTGAACTTGTAGATCCTGAAAAGTAATATGGCGACAAAGTTATCTTCTATACAGAGATCCGTGTATAAAAATACAATAGGAGATGTTGATATTCAATATAACATTTCGCAAGAGACGGGAAAAGATGCAACAAATATTACCGGAGTTTTAAAAAAAGGTGAAGTTCGTCTTGGAGAAATAAACATAGCCGTAGATGGTACAATGAACATTTATACCCATTCCGGCTTGAATAACGACGAGAAGAAAAACATCGTATCTACGGTTATTGACGATGTACAACAAATTTATAACGAGTTGAATCAATAATAGATTAACACCTATGGCAGCAGGAGATATCATATTATCAGACGGGACAACGATCACGCCGGAAGACTTGCAGAAGATTGCGGCAGCGGTGGAGGATTTGATTGCGTCTACGGCGAAAGATCCGGGGCAGTACGAAGAGGTAAGTTCACTTACCGGTGTGTCCTCTCTTCCCGCCTTTCAGGTATTGGGTAGCACATATAAGCTTGTACGTGTTGCTCTGTCTGTCTTGAAGGGTGTAGATGGACGTGAAGTATTCTTGCAGGTAAATCAGGATAAAACCTATATCCAATGGCGTTATACGGACGGTAATTGGCAGAATCTTGTCGCTTTGTCCGATCTGAAAGGTACTGCCGGTGATACTCCTGTTTTCCGTACCGGTAGCACAGGCATTGAATGGAAGTACACCAGTGAAGAAGATACAGCTTATCGTGTACTTGTCCCTTACGATGATTTGAAGTTGAAGTTTTCCGATCTAACGCCGGAACAGAAAGACGAGTTGAAATTGCATTTTTCTGATTTGACGGAAGAAGATAAGGCAGAATTGAAGGGTGAAAAGGGTGATATTGGTCCGCAAGGTCTTAGAGGAGAACAAGGGATTCAAGGAGAAACAGGCCCGCAGGGACCTATTGGCGAAACTGGTCCACAAGGCCCTGTTGGGCCTAAAGGCGAGCAGGGAGTAAAAGGCGATAAAGGAGATACGGGAAGTGGTTTTAAGGTACTTGGATATTTTAGCACGCAGGAAGAATTAGAGTCTGGAATAGTTTCCCCACAAGCTGGTGATGCTTATGGCGTTGGTAAAGGTGCTCCGTACGACATTTATATTTATGATGCAATCAATTCCGTGTGGAAAAACAATGGTCCGCTTCAAGGTGCTCAGGGTCCAAAAGGCGACAAAGGTGATACCGGTCCTCAAGGACCTCAAGGTGAAAGAGGTGATATAGGTCCTCAAGGTTTGCAGGGTATTCAAGGCGATCCTGGCCCTCAAGGTCCTACGGGAGAACAGGGCCCGAAAGGCGATAAAGGAGATCGAGGTCCAGAAGGTCCGCAAGGCCCAGCAGGAGAAGATGCGGCTATTACGGTAGATGCTCCAAAAGACGGAAAAACCTACGGGCGTAACAATGGGGCGTGGTCGGAGATAGTGGCGAGCAATCAGTATCTGGATGTTGCAACTTTATTCCCAGAGGAGAATGGTACATTGTCAGATGAAAATTATCAAAAGGTAGTTGATGCAGTAAATAAAGGAATAACAACAGCAAGAATTGAGACTAACCCTGATGGATTTGGCCCGATAACAATTAATAATTCTACTGAAATATATGGTATTACAACAAATATTTTAGCGGTAGACCCCAGTGATCGTTCTATATGGTTGACAATAATAGCCATAATTATTAATAAGAGTGACAAGACCTATACTTTGGTATCTAATCGACAAAGTTTACAAAATACTGGCTCCGGTACAAAATACCTCTCCGACAACGGTGAATACCTCACTCCCCCTACCGCCACCTCCGCCACAGCGGGGTATATGTCGGCGGAGGACAAGAAGAGGGTGGATGATATAGTAAATTTCGGCACAGGGAGTAATGCTGTCACCACTCTTGTGAATATACCGACAAGCAAGAGGTTGGTTAAGGCTACCCTATCCTCCGCTTCAAACCTGTCGATAAATGAGTCTGCAAGGGCATTGAATGTAGGCGAAGAGATATATCTTGATTGTAATCCTACCGCTTCTTTTACGCAGCCCATCCCTACTACTGGCAGTTTTAGATCAATGTCCGGTAGTTCTATTACCACTACTTCCGGCGTGCCTTTCGAGATGTCCATTTTGAAGATCGCTACGAGTGGTGTCATGTATTCAATAACCGTTAAAGAGAAGGATTGATATGTTGAGAAGAAGGACGATAGGAAGTAAGAAGTTAGTATTCTTTCAGAAGCGGTTTTATCCGGCAGGAAATTACACATGGACGGTTCCACCTGGATGTACGGAGGTTGATGTGTTTCTTGTCGGTGGTGGGTGCGGAGGCAATAGAGGATATACAGATACAGGAGGAGCTGGAGGATATACAAAAACCTTTAAAAAAGATACATCCGGATGGAGAGATGGTGATGCTATCCCTGTTATACCGGGTCAGTTAATTTCAATAATAGTTGGCAAAGGAAGTAGTAGAAGTTCTAATAGTACTCCACCTAATGATGGTGGATACTCGCAATTTCTAAACTCGAATTATAGAGCTTATGGAGGGAGTATGTATGGATACGAAAATAGTCCATGGCATTCAGATGGCGGTTCAGGTAGCGGTGGAGGAGGTTCTATAGGAGGTAATGGCGGTTCGGATGGTGGTAATGGATCAAACGGCAGCGCTCATGAAGGAGGTATAGGACAAGGTCATACGACTCGAGATTTTGGGGAATCTTCAGGTAAACGGAATGCTGCTGGTGGTGGAGGTGGTGGTAGTGAAAGATATGGAAAAGCAGGAGTATCTGACTATACAGAAGGTAAAGGAAGTGGAGTAAATGGTGGCGGTGGTTATGGTGGTGGTGGTGGATCAGAAGGTGACGGCGGTGATGGCACTGTCCTGATCCGATACTGGGCTTACGAAGAATAAAAACAAATATAAGTGATATGAGTAAATATATATACATACAAAAAGACGCAGCAAACATATATGTCACAATGCCGGAAAAGCTCGATACAGCAAACAACGATATCGGCACAACATGGGAAGATTATGTTGCAGGAAAGTACGTTTTGCTGACAGAAGAACAGATTGCCTTTAAAGAGGCAAACGAAGGTGCATCCGTAGAAGAAGTGTTCAATATGCAATTGACGCCTATTCCCGAACCGACACCGGAAGAAAAACTTCAAATTGCAAAAGACTTGAAGCGTCAGGAAGTCTACAACACCGACTACCGGCACTATTACATAGAGGACAACGATGTATATACATACGACCGTTTGTCTCTAAAAGACCAGTGTGCCCGAAAAGATACGGTTGAAGTAAACGGGAAATCGTATAAATCATCTCTGTTATTGGAAGCTCTCAATGAGATGGCAGACTACAATGATATCTGTATAGGTCTATCAGAAAAGTTACTCTCTGATATTGAAGCTGCCGAGACAGTGGAAGATGTAGAAGCGATTGAGGTGACGGGCTACCCCGATGTAATCCATAGAACAACAGCCGAATTACAGGAAGCCGTAAACTATACGAAAACGCACGATTCAGAGAAGCAGTTATCCCGTATCACCCGTAAATCTGTGTCTGCAATGTCACTGACGGATGATGAAGCGATTGGTGCCAAATACGCACATGCGGAATGGAAAGAATTTATTAACGGGAAGTTGGATACCGGCAACCGGGTAATTAACGATGACTGGTTATGGAAAGTCCGGCAACCGATAAATCCGGTTCTCGAAATATATCCTCCTTCGGTAGATACGGCTGCCCTTTATGAGCGCATGGACGAAAATCACAAAGGCACTGAATACGATCCCAAACTCTATGCGCCAGGCATGACGCTTGAACAGGGAAAGTATTACACGGAAATGGAAGACGGCGTAAGGAAGAAATATTACTGCTTTTATGGTACGATTAATCCGGTATATGCCCATTTGAAAGAATTGATTAACATAAATGTAAGATTGGTATGATAACTATTTTGACGATTATTTCAATGCTTGTTATTGCGGCCTACACGGCTGCCGTGTGTGTAAAGACTAAGGGTGTACCTTATTCCATAAGTGCAACCTATTACTACCTGGAGCATAAATTGTGGTTTATGGCAACAATGTGGCTGACTGCCGGTTTATTGATGCCTGCAATATTGGAGGTAAGTAAACCAAACACGGAATGGGTTGCATTTCTGTCCTGTGCTGGCATGTTCTTTGTTGGTTCAGCTCCCAATTTCAAAGATGATTATGAGAGCAAGATACATTCTGCTGGAGCAATCATCTGTATTGCCGGATCGCAACTTTGGGTGGCATTGAACCTCTGGCCAATGTTGTTAGTATGGCTTGCCTATGTAGGGTATACTGCATTAAGCATTGCCAAAGAAAAAGAGGGCACATTTTGGTATAAGTTCTACCAGAGCAAGCCGATGTTCTGGATTGAGATAGCAGCCTTATTATCCACTTATTTAGGCATATTATTTTTACTTTAAATGATGGAAATGCAAGAAATAGTCCAGTTGATAGGATCATTTATCAGCGCAGCAGGCCTGCCGTTAATTGGAGCATTCATGTTTTATGAATCTCGAAAACGTAAGGCTGCCGCAGAAGCTAAAAAAGCAGAAGCGGATAACATTACTCAGTATGCTGATGAATGGAAAGAATTATACGAGAAAAAGGAAAAAAGAGTGGGTGAACTGGATACTAAAATAGATACTTTGTATGCAAAAATAGAAGAATTGCGTCAGCGTATCCGTGAGCTAACTGAAAAGAATACGGAATTGATAATTAGGAATAGTGCTCTTGATTTTCGGAAATGTAATAAACATGGATGTCCAGATCGAGAGCCACCCAGTGAGTTTTAGACAAGTTTAATTTAGATAATGGAGTAATATATTATGACAGCAAGAGGACTTAGAAATAACAATCCTGGTAATATTCGGATTAATAACGACTTGTTCCAAGGAGAAGTAAGGCCCAGTGAGGATAAATCTTTTAAACAGTTTACAACAATGGCCTACGGCTACCGGGCTATGTTTAAAATATTATCTAACTACTTCAAAAATTACAAGCTCGACACTATCCGTAAGCTGATTACCCGTTGGGCCCCACCGGAGGATAATAACCATACGGAAGCCTACATTATGGCTGTATCTGATTATGCCGGAATCCCGGCTGATGATCCGATCAATGTAAATGACCGTGAGCAGATGATCCGTATTGTGGCAGGTATGAGCCGTGTGGAGAATGGGGTAGAGGCTGATATGCCAGATGTGATTGACGGATGGAGCTTGTTATGATGGACGAAAGAGACAAAGACGAATTATTAGGTGGTTTGATCGGGTTATTGATAATAGCACTGATCTGTATGCTTACATCTTGCCGTACGCAAGTCCGTTATGTCCCGGTTGAAACGGTCAGAATTGATAGCGTGTTCTTTAACTCGGCCCGGATCGATAGCGTGCTTATACATGATTCGGTCTCTGTAATTCAAAGAGGCGATACCGTTGCCGAATATCGGTACAGGTACATCTATAAGTACAAGGACAGGGTAGACACGCTATATATAAACCGAACAGATACTATCCGAGTACCATACCCGGTTGAAATCGAAAAGAGGCTGACAGTCTGGCAACGGATGAAGATAGAAGTAGGCGGCTGGGCGATGGCGGCTGTCATTGTCATAATACTGATCGTTGTTGGCCGGATGGTTTACAAACTGAAGCAGTAGACTTTTGTTCATAGTCTCTTCCTATGGGGCTGGGAAGTAAAATAAAAGCCCCCAACGTATCACGTTTAACTGCTACATAAAACTGATACACAAGCATAGACACTCGCACGTTGGGGACTTAATATCTTCAACATGAATGTCTATGCTTTTGTTGCATTATGTGCGATAAGTTTTATGTAGCGAAGGCAAAGATATAACTAAAATTCAAACATTATGTGTAAATCTGAAATCTTTGCCAAAATATTAAGAATTGTCTCTAAAGAGACAGAAGTATCAGAAGACCTGATACTGTCAAAGTGTAAACGAAGTGATATTGTTGATTCACGCGGTATCATGGTTGTTATACTATCTGAATATAAATTCAGTGAATCTCAAATATCGTCATTTACCGGATTTACGCAGCAATCGATCAACAAGTTGAAAAATATCTACCCTGACAGAATACACAGAAATTATTTGCTAAAGGTTATAGTTAGGAATATACGTGAGTCGCTTGGTATGCCATTAAGGAGTTTGTAAATTATACTTAAATATTGCTAACCGTATATCGTTATTATAGTTTCAACTTATATATTTGCAATGCGTTTGATTGGAACATTAACACCTCCAATCCGGCGAACTGTCATTCGCCACCTCCGTCCTATCTCCCTTCAGAGAAAAAGACATAAGCCCATAGTCCTGTAGCTTTGGGCTTTTTTAGTTATGCTTGACAGGGTGTAACTAATATAGTTTGCCGATACAGGTCGGTGGACAAATCGGAAAGGAGGTGTTAATGTGAAAGATCAAACGCAAAAAGACGGCAAAATCCGTATTTTCTGTCGATATATTGTGAAAAATGGGAAGAGGATTTATCCTAAAAATTCTCGTTTCTTTTCTTTCTTGATAGATGACAAGAAATTGGCGTAATGCTGTTTTAAGGGGATGTACAGGAATCCCCTATTTTTATCTGATCATAGGGGATATAACGAAGGGCCGAATAACTTTTGTGTTAAACAGCCCTCCAAACGTGATACGCTGGGTACGAAGCCTCAACGTGCTAGTATATAATTTTATGCAGCAATCATGATGTTATTATTTTAGTCTCGTTATCTAATCCGACATATTGGTTGTCATTTCTAATGCCTGTAAGTCCGAACGGGGTTTTATGTTCAAACCAACATTGCATATTTAAATCATTGACTAATTTTACAATATGTAAGAGTGATCTTATTGTAAACCTATTTTCTTCAATATCAAATTCGTCTATATTGAGTATATCTTGAATTAATCCCAGCAGACAGGAAGGTAAACCGAATATGCCTGCATCATCTAAAATATCTTTGCCGAACTCTGCTAATACCCCTACTTGATCTGCTGTAAGACCTTCGAACTTTGTTGCTAAATCTTTAAATTCCATGATTTTGTAATTATTTTTTGGTTTATTAATTGGTATAATATTGGCTGTCCTGTATTATAAAGGACTACTGAATAGGTATGTATGTAAGGTTTATTCTATAGCCGCTATCTTCCCGTCAGATGGATTTCCACCAAACAGATGGTTGATGTAAGCCAGCCCTTTTTGCGTGACAAGAATTTTTGTGACAACAAAACCCGGATGGCTGTTACGCTCAATGAATTTTTCCTTCATCTCAAAATACCCGGCATTGACAAACCGTTGCTTCGGCTCGTTCCGGTTAGAGAAGAATACGCCGACCTGCCTTAGCTTTTGGAATAGTGTGTTGCGTCCAAACCCCAGCTTGAGGATTTTAGCAGCCATTCCGATATCGACTTTGTCGTCGGTGATGAAGGCGGCATCTGCGAAGTCGGCTTTTGGTTGGAGCTTGGTAATCTTTTCGTCTTTCTGTTCAATTACTTTTTGCTGTTCTTCAATTTGCTTGGCTTGGTCGGCTGCGAGTTGTAATGCTTCGGAGAATGTTTGTGGAACTTTTTGTTTACCAGATTCCAATATTTCTAATCTGTCAATGATTTTTTCACGCAAAACAACATCATAACCAGAGGCGAGAATAAGACATCCTTTTGGGGAGAGATTGAAAAGAGGTCTTTCTTGACCGTTAGCGTCTGTGTATGACCCCAATCCAAAATTGGATTTGGATGCACCTTGCGATAAAAGGTTACGAATATCACGCATAACATGAGCGTGCTGCTTACCTGTGACCTCTGCAACTTCAAGGGAGGTCATGCCTTTTTGATTTGGAATTAAATTTCCCATACTTACTATTGTTTGGCATTATAGACAGAAAAACGGCTGTCATTTCCCGTGTCGCCAAACAATAGTAAGATTTTCTCCGAAGAGGAAATATTACGCAGGAAAGACAGCCGTATATTTTTTATACAAGCAATTAGGCATAAAAAATGCCCAACGAATATCGTGAGCAGTAACCGCGCTCTACGGAGAAAGAATACTTTACTATTGTTTGGCATCACAAAGATGGTGCATTTCCTTGAAACAACCAAACGATTTACTGAATATTTTATTTATGTTGTGAAACATAAATTCTGCCCCCCCTGTTTGCATATATTAACAAATAGAACTACATTTGCAGCAATTTACTAATCATTAAAAACGTTTTTAAAATGAAGAAGCTCTTATTTATTATGGCAATGGTGTTGCCGTTGTTTACCTTTATTGGATGTTCTGATGATGAGTCTGCAAATTCTCAAAAGGTAATGATTAATTTGTATTGGAAGTATGAAAATTTAGAAGATACAAAAATAGCATCTCCTAGTATTGTGGCGTTATATGATTATGAAGAGGCAAAAAATTTTGATAAGGAAGCATCCGTTAACGCTTTGGCTTATGATGGGCATATAGTTCTTAGAGATGGAACTGCTTTAACTCCTAAGTATGTATCTGATAGTACAGTGGGTATTAACACATTTGAAAATGTTGATAATGGGAAATATTTAGTTATAGCTATGTATAAACCAGACGGCTTTTCTTTCCCATTTGCTTTTTTGTATGGATATAAAATGATTGATGTTAGCTCTACAATTGGATCTTCTTTAAATACTTTTGTATTAATATGGGAGGATAGTGGTAAGTTTGTGGAAATGCAAAAAAAATAGAAATACAGTTTTCTGTTTGCAATTATTAGCCTTGGTCGCTTTATCGGAGCTTTTTTATGCCTTAAAAGTTACATTCACGAACAATTTCTGAAACTGCAAAGAAAAAGCGGTGAAAAAACAATCTCACCGCTTTTTAAATATGCCTCCAGAGAGGACTTGTGTAAACAAATGCTCAACTTACAATTCCAAATCTCCTTAATTCTATCTTGGTTATTCTAGTATTTATTTTTATTTTATCCAAAATAGCGCTCAAGTCTTCTTCGAACAAAGAGCCTAAATAGGTGCTTTTAAGTAATTTCAATTTCTTTACTACTTTGATAGATGAGCAATCAATGTAACTATCATGAGAAAGGAATGCATACTGTTTTTTATTTATAAAACATTGCATTGCTTGAACATACGGAGGAAGTTTGATATTTATATACGAATTAAAAATAACTCCCCCGTAGACATTCCCTTCATTATCAAAGCCGAGTACTACGTAATATTTATCACGGCTATCGTCTCCTGCTTTAGGGGTTATTCCGTTGGCTTGATTCATTGTTATTCGGAATACATCTCCCGTTTTAACTTCTGAAGGCTTCATCTACAGCAATCATTTCGTTGATATACACGATAAAATCCTCACTTGCACCTCCGTCTCTTGCCATATCCGCTACATCGATAACATGGCTGCCTGATTTAGTTCTTGCCTTTCTCCAACATTCCGTATGGGAAGTTTTCTCCAAATCAGAGAAACTCATTTTGCTATATTGAGCGATACATTCATCTAATACTTCTTTGTCATATTGGGATAAATATTCCATATCTGCAGACCGTTTGGGCAATAAGTAATAATCAACCACATGTATATCGTCTGATAAATGAGGTAAAATATTTTTATTGCCTTTGATTGCATCATACAGTTCCGTGGGGACCGGTCCGTGAGGAAGTGCGCAAAATCTATTGGCAGTCATTAATTGTCCCCATTCAACAAGGCTACGCTGGTTAGCAAAATACAATATTTTGAACAGATGATAATAATCCATGCCACCTGTTTTATTTAGTATATACAATACCACTTCTATTATTTTCTTCTGTTCAATATTGGTCATAGCAGATTAACATTTGGTAATGTTTAGACACGGCAAAATTACAACTAACACATATAACAAACAAGAAAATCAGACAGTTTAACAACAACTTTACAACAATCCTACAACATTCTACCATTCAATACAATTACTGTTTTGCGACATTTGCGATGCGGTTGATATTGACCGTAACTAAGATTTAAAATACAATGGAAAAAACTTATGTATTTAATCAAGACGGGGCAGGTGGAACGAGTAACGGCTTACTTGCATCAATCCTTCCGTCTTTGCAGAACAGGGGTATTGACACAGGTTACCTCATGGGATTAATGAACGGTGGAGGCGGTAACGGTGGTTTCTTCGGGAACAACGGCGGTTTTCAGGACATTATTGCGTTGATTGTGATTGCTGCCATCTTTGGCAACGGCAACTTCGGTTTTGGAGGCGGAAACAACAATCAGGGTGCCAATGAAGGAAGAGACATGATTATGCAAATGCTTAATCGTAACGGTGTGGACATCGCATCACTTGCCCAGGCGTTGAATTTATCTTCAGACCAAATCCTTGCTGGTATTAACTCTGTATCTCAGGCTATATGCGGTCTAGGCAATCAGATGGGACAGAATACCAACAGTATCATTACTGCAATTATGCAGGGCAATCAATCTATCCTTGCTCTATTAGCCGATTGTTGCTGCAAAACACAGACTGCGATTGAACGGCAGGGATATGAAAGTCGCTTAGCAAGTTGCGAAAACATGAATACGCTTACACGTACAATGGAAGGGAATACTCGTTCTTTGTCGGACGCTTACCGTGAAGGATTCCAGGCTATTGTAGCCAAGATGGATGCCGCAGAGGCACGCCGTCAGCAGGAAGCCCTTGCTGCAAGGGATGCAAGAATTGCAGTTTTGGAGGGGGAAATCTCTCAGCGTAATCAGAATGCGACAATCTTGAGCAACTTCGGTCAGCAGATCGCGCCGTTGGTAGCCGGCTTGCAGGCATTGCAAAGTGATGTAGACGGTATCAAGTGCAAGATGCCTCCAACGGTATCCGTTCCTTATCCACAGTTGCAGGTGTATAACCCGGAAACCTATCGTGCGGCCGCTTTCGGTGCTTATGCCGGTGACGCGGCTTATGGACGCGGCGGTTACGGATGTGGTTGCAATAACTACTGGGGTTGATCCGGGTAAGAAAGGAGGTAATTATGTGGCCTAACTTTTTTACAGGATTTCCTTTTCCGTTCCCTTCACTTGGCAGGGCAAACTTTAACACCTTGCCAACGGTGGCTGTGACGGTAGGGACGGAGAACGTGACATTAGAGCTTCCGAACCATGCGTTTCGTAACCGGGATTATGTAGGCGGTTTCTATGTCAATATCCGTCAAGCTATCCCGGCTGGAACAACAGCAACACTGCCCATTCTGATAGGGACGAACGGGGACACGAGACCGTTGATGGCTTACGGCGATGTGCCTGTGCGAGTAGAGAACCTTGCCGGTCCGGGTATCTATGAGATCCATTACAACAAATACACGAACGAATTGTATCTTGTTAATGGTGGATATAGACCGACAACTACTCCGGCTCCTACAGCAGAAACGGCTTCTTTGCGAAGCAAGTAGTAATTAACATGGAGCTCTGTGGTTGTTGTAAAAATTGCAATAACCACACTCCTTTAAAATCAAACAATCATGTTTCAGAATCTTCGAGTAAATAATCAGTTGTATATTCTTCATAAGGAAGCCAAACATTTCATAGAGATTGGTTCTGTGGTAAGCGTTTCTGCACCCAAGCCTAAATATCCTATGCCCGCTCCTATGGGGCAGATACCTCAGATGGAGATGGTCGTAGATGTCGTGGCTAATATTAATGGTCAGAACACGACGTTTCAGAATCTTCCTTCCGGTAGTGATATAGCCGACTTTGGGCAAAACGGGAATCTTGTTGTCTCATGTTCCCGCGATGCGATGAACAATGAAATATCCATGATAAAACAAAAAAGATTGGATAGGGTTAACAGTCGGGACTATGACCTCAGCGTGATAGCATCCTGCGATGAGATGTTGACAATGATCAATCCTGAGTTTGCAGAAAAGCAACGTCAAGAACAGGAAATCAACACCCTTAAGGCCCAGATGTCTGATATGAGCAAGAACATGTCTGAACTTATGGAGCTAAACAAGCAATTGATGCAACAGCTTGGAGTTAAGGAAACAACTAAAAAGTAATAATTATGGGATCAAATAGAAAACTAGAAGAGCTTTTCAGAGAGTTCGATGCTTATGAAGACGAAGACTTGATGGAAGCGATAGAAGAAGCCTATAAACTTGGTTGCAAGGAAGGCAAGAGAAAAGCAATGGAAGGCGGTATGGGATTCCGAGACGATGACGATGACGACGACGATGAATTCCGCGATATGTGGAGACGCGGTGGAGAAGGTTTCGGTGAAAGGCGCGGCGTGAGAGGAACCGGACGGTATGCCGGGGAATACCGCAGACGCAGACGTTAAATCAGAAGGGGACATTGTGCCCCTTCTTAAAAAGTAAAGATATGAGATTAGATATGTACGATGATTTTCCTTCGGGGATGAAAGCTTATTTAAGCGCATATGGCTGGCATTTTTCTAAGGCTATGTGTGATTGGGCTATTTCCATGATGGAAAAAGAAGATGGAACTGGCAAGAAAATAAAGGTACAGCCCTGGACAAAAGAGCAGATCGACGAAATGCTTAAAAAATATAACGTCGATGTAAAGAAGAAAGGCGGCTATGACTATGTGTATGTTGCCAATATGTGCAAGGCTGATTTTCTTGGTTCCTCCGTTCCACACGATCAATATGCTGCTTTATACGTGAAGAACGTTTGCGACGATCCGGATGCTTACGATGGTATTGTATTTACTCGTTTCTATGCTGATTGCATCGGTTCTGGAACGCCTATTATTTGGGATGAAATGATGTAAATATGATAAGAAGAGGCCTATACATAATGAAGTACGATTGGCAGGTGCATATATTTTATCGTGTCACCTGCTATTATACGGAAGAGATCATAGGTTTGTTGAAATCAATAGATTGTCCGAAAGACAAGGCAAGAGAGGCTTACAATAATTTGGTGTCATGCAAACTTGATACCGGTGTCACGTACTCCAATTACAAGCTACGGAAATCTGTAATGGTCATAAGCAAGACTTCGTCTCCGGAAGAGTTTTTTAACTCCCTAAAGCACGAATGCCGCCATTTGGAGGATCATATAGCTACGGCATTTAAAATGCCTATAGGAGGTGAAGAAGTGGCGTATTTGGCCGGTTATTTAGGTAGGATGTTGTACGAGGATGTGCAGTTGTTTATATGCGACTGCCGCAAACATAAACGGGAAAAGTTATGCGTAAAGCGAATAAAAAAGAAATAAGAAAATTAAAAAGGGAGTCAGCCAGACGCGAGATTGACCGCCTGGTTGACTCCCTTGACTTTGAGCCGGTCAACTTCAACGAGAAGGTGTGCCGGCTAAGGAGGCTGATGTGCCTGCTATGAGGCTATATCGCCAAGTAGACTATCAAGCAGATGTACTGTAATAGCCAAGTCAAGACTTGTTCAGGCATTAGTTTAGTCTCTTCTGCATAAAGTGTCCGATATTTTTTTTGAGAAGTTACAAGTTATTCTTTCAAAAATTCAGGATTATCAAAAACATTCCCAATAATACACCCTTGGCATATCTCTGAATCTAATAAATCGTACGGATTAACTCCATCTAAGGATATGCACCATCCTGTATGTTCGTATAAGTCAATTACTTTTGGAAACTTTCTTTTCTCTTCATGCTTCCATGTTGAGAATATAACGGAATAAATACGTCCGCTTGGTGCTTTTATCAAGTCTCCTTCGTAAATCTCCTTTTCATTTTTGTCTTTTAAGCCTGTGTACTGACCGATAGAGTCAGACATAACAAAATCCCATTTTGAAAAGAAAGGTGATGCAGAACCGTCATTAAATACTCCTCTTTCTTCTATGATTATTGTACCTTGTTCTAAATTTACAGGAGTACCGTATTTCCACTTTTTGTAAGTAGTGCTTTTCCCTCTGAATTTTATTTCACGCATAATTAAGCTTCTATTAAAATATGTCCTTGCTTTCTTAATTGTTCGACGTATTTCATCATACCTTTTTCCGTAGAAAATGATTCATCGTCCCACCAAATGCCCAATCGTTTAACCTGCACTTGATACCACTGATCACCGAAGAAGTTTTCATATAGTCCGTATCTATATTTAGCCATTATCAGTCCTCCTAATTAGGTAATAAATCATCGATGTATGCCCAACGCAAAATCTTGTCGTAATGGCAAGCTTTTACCCATTCATATTCAGAACGCCAATCAATACAAATGCAGACATTTCCGTCTCCATCCATGTGTTCAACCAAACAGTCCTTTCCCGGTTCAGCTATGTCACATGGTTTGTGCCACACCGAGTTGATGCGCCATTCTGCACCTTTCTCGAATGAATAGTCAAACAGTCCTCTTGTTTCCTCCGGATCATGATCCCAACCTATCATATTAGCATGTTGGGTTGCTGCTTTTTCAATATCTTCTCTTTCCATTTTTTTCTTTTGTTAAATTAATATCTTTCGTGATTTGAGCTATTTTACCAGTCTTCTAAATCTTCGGTTGAATAAGAATCACTAGCATCATTTTCGTCAGAATAATTCGCGCAATAATTTAGAAGGTTGAAATGATTATCACCTATTGAACAATCATCTCTGTTCGCACAATTCATGCAGCACCATTCATCGCTTTGCCTCATAGTCTTTTTCGTTTGTTTGACTTAACACACTATCATCAAACCCAGAGCAGGCAGCATCGTTCTGCTCGGCACCGGCCATCTGACATTCGAAGTAAGCGTCACAATCTCCACATATCTGGTCGTTCGGTTTTTCCGAACAACCACTGTCTAGTCCCTGATCCAGGCAAGCGATAAAATGCTTCAAGGCTTCTTCCGCTGTCGGGCAGTCCGGTGATTCGAAATAAATCATCGCTTCATTAAAGGCTTCGATAGCCTTTTCTTTCATCACATCCTTGATGATTATAGTACCGTCCGCTCCTTGTTCTCCGGGAGGATCGGGATGTCCTAATTGCTGTAGTTGCCATTGGGCACCAGCTATAAAAGCATCTTCAAGATCTTTAGCGCAAAACAATTTCATATTCGTTTCGAATATGTCGGGCTCTCGTAGCAGATGCAATGCTACTTTGGTGGCATTGACCTTATATTCATGTGCGTTGCTGTTCATAATTATTTAATTATTATCTTCTTTCTTGATCTTAATCTTATCAATCATCCTTTGATATTTAGCGGCCACATAGTCACAGTGTATTGCCAAATTCCTGTCGCGCTCCTTTTCGAGGCGCTTTATTTCTTCTTCTATCCAATCTTTCATATTTCATCTTTTTTTGTCATTTTTCGCATGATTCAAACGCTTTTTCAAATACTTCCGTCCTAAGCATATTGTTTGCTATGGCCTGAAAAGCGTTTGCAATTTCTGGCAACTCATTCAAATTCACATGTACCTCTTTGGGGGGTAAGTACCTCTGTAAGCTCCCTTGCAAAGTGCAGCATCTTATCCATGGTGAGATACCGAAGGGGATTGTAAGCCAGTGGGGCGTATTTGCTTATGGCGGTAAAGAAATCCCGGATGGTAATTTGGGATGTCTGGCATAACATGTCCACCGTAGAGCAAATGGAAAGGGCTTTGTTCAAATCTTCATGGCATCCGGCATTATGCAATGCCTGGCTGACGGTAAATCCATAGCGATCTATATGAGGCTTGATATCGTCCTCCATGCTCTGCGTAATGAGGGCCATGGCTTCCGCGTTTACACCTGCGATCCGGCATATTTGTCTGTTGTATGCGGCCATTTGGCGGTCCATGCTGTTGATCAGCATTTTGACCTTTTGGCGATAAAGTCCGCATCCCTTGATGTGATCGGAAAGCAGCATTTCGAAATTATACACTTGGTCGTTGACGAATAGGACGATATATGTCAACAACGTAACAAGACCGCCGGTGTCCTTGTCTATTTCATCCCAACTGTTATATTTTTTCATATCTATGAGTTAATAATTCTACTTCAGTGCATCTTATCCATTTGGCACTTCTTGATAAACACAGTTCGTGAGTGATTCGATTGATGTCATACACTTCTCTGATTTTACTCTTGTATCGGACTTTGCTACCGATACGGCATTGGGTGTTGAATATGTTTATTTTCATGCTATAGGTTGTTTAAAAAGGAGCATCATTTTCTTCTACAAGTCTATAAGATTGATCCATTTCATAAAAATGAGTTGTTTTAGGGCTGAATTGAACAATAAATTTCTCAAGGCCAATATTTCTGCCTTTCGCAATATCGATCATTGCGGTTCCTTTCGTTTCTGCATTTTGAAAAGGCTCAGGGTAAAATTTGCCATATAATTCCGGCCTATAAATCAAAATGACAACATCTGCAGCTTCCCCGATCTGCCCGGAATCGCGAAGGCGGGCAAGAGAAGGGATAGGATTAATGGAATCCCTGTTTAGTTGTGATAAAGCAATTATCCAAATGTCCAGTTCTTTTGCTAAATTTTTCAATCGTCTTGCTGCTTCTCCCATCATTTGCTCCTTATTGCTCCCTTTCATGTTTACTGTTAGAATTTGCAAGTAATCCACAATAGCCCCTGTGATGCCGTATTTCAGCTTCATTGTTCTAATGGATGCGAGTATAGTATCAATGTTAGAAGTGCTTCTATCGTCAAAAAAAACAGGTTTTCCGGCAAGTTTTCCAATGCCTCTGTCTATCCTGTCGAATTGCTCCGGTGAAAGGCGTGAATACATGATCTCATTTGCGGGTATTCCTGATTCGATTGAGATCATCCTAGCGACGATTTGCTCTTTCTTCATTTCCATAGAGTAAAATGCCACTCCGTCCCCATAACAAGCCGAAGAAAGGGCAAATGCTATTGATAAACTCGTCTTACCGGAAGATGTATCAGCCGCAATGATAATCAAATCGGATTTTTGTAATCCTCCGCTTCTCCCGTCAATTTTTGAGAATCCGGTGGGGGTTCCAGTCAGTTTTTTATCACCGGATGAATTAAACTCCATTTGTTTTGTCACTTCACGTACAGCATCGTCAATTGTAGACATATTGCTTTTTGAAGATTGGAACACGGATTTAAGGGATTCTTCCGCTTCTGACATGATATCGACGATATCTTCCGATTCGCTGAAGGCTTTATTCTGCATGGTCATGCCGATTTCTATAAATCTGCGCCTTTTCTCCTTATCATGCAATAATGCTGCATGTTGGTAAATATCGTTTGTGTAATAACTCGAAATTTGACTGATAGCAAACAAATCGACGGATTCGTTCTTTTTTCTCATTTCGTTTGTGACAGTGATCAAGTCTGGACTTTCTCCTCTGGAGTCTATTGCGATAATGGCTTTGTAGACTTGATTGTTTAAGTTATCATAGAAACAATTAGGAGACAATATTTCTCTCACCTCGTTCAGTGCATTGCGATCGGACATAATTGTTCCCAAAACTACTTTTTCAGCATCTGTATCATGCGGCATAACTCTGTTATCCATACTCTTTCTTTTTAATTTCCATGATTGTTTGGTATACACTGTTTTTATAGCGGGTGATATAGCTGTCGTTGTTTATTTTTCTCACTATATCTGTCAGCATACTCTTATTCATTTTCGCAAGAGATTCAACTTCTTGATCTGTGGGCTGTGAAGGCATTTTCAACAACAAAGGGCCATTGTCCTCCAAGAATTTTCTAAACCTTTCCTGTAGCGGCGTAAGCTGCTCCGGCTCCGGATTGACATTTCTTCGTTTATAGACTTTATTTTGCGGTTGGTCTAAGGCCTTTTTGAATGTGCTAACCCAATCGATGTTTTTGGTCTTGCTGATCTTTTTCCTTTTCCAACCGGCTTCTTGGCTCCAATAGTCTTCAAATGCTTTTTTTTAGGGACAATACGATGTCCAACTCTGGATGATATTTTTGTCTGTTTTTTATAAACTCTTTGTCGGAAGATATTTTTTCAAATGCTTCTGTTACTTCCGAGAGGTAAATATCAAAATCATCTCTCCAAGTTTTGCCAGATGCAACGTCCCCCTCTTGGGGGGTAGGGGGGATATTATTATTTATATTATTAATATTATTATCTTTATTAGATTTGTCCCGACGTTGTCCCGACGTTGTCCCGACGTTGTCCCGGTTTTGTCCCGCGAGTTGTCCCGGATTTTTGGGAATGATATTGTATTTATCAAAATTACAGACTGTTATAACTGTCTGCTTTGTCCCTTCAGCTGTCCTTTTTGTTATCATGCCTTCGGATATTAGCAGATCCAGGAACTTGTCAACTTTGTTTTTCGACCATCCCCACAAGTCGGCTAATCGCCTCAATGATGCGGGGTATTCCCCTCTATGGATTTCTACTGCTTTGCCCCCAATCAGCATCTTGGTCGAATTCGCCTCAAACCGTACTAGTCTCAAAATGTCGATCCACGCTTCGGCATAACTGAATTCTCGCTTTTCGCTCCAAAAAGGATGCTCAAATAGCTTTCTGCTAATTGGGATATATCCCTCTTCCATGATCAATATATTATTCCTCTGTTCAACAGTTCTTTTCTATATTCTTCAAGTGCCTTTACGCACCTATCCTTATTCATATGTCCCATTGGCATAATACCGGAAAGCCTTGCATTGCAACGGTCTATACCATATTTGAGATCGATATTTGACATCTTCTTTATATCCATATTAATGTAGATTTTAAAAATTAGACATTCGATTGTATAATGAAAACTAATCTTTTATGTCATCGTCTTTTCTATGCTTATAAGCGTAATAAATAGCGCAGCACATATTTACAAGAGCATTGATAAGCAATAGATTTTGTACCCAAATATCGAAACCGGCTATGTAGCTAATCTGGTAGGATATGAATGATAGCCAAAAGACAATTTCTTCATATTGATAACTTTTCATATTTTCTTTTTGCTATTTCTTTTTGAACAATAAGCATATCCTAATTGCGTTCCCTACCAAGTTTACCTTCTTCTCTTTGCAGGTAATGACCAGTTCTGAGAACGCTTTAGAGTGTATGCAATCACTACACCTTGCATGAGTAATTTCTTTCTTAGCCATATTATAATTTTATTGGTAATCCTGCATAAACCCATGATAGGATGCAGGAATCCCTGGCATCCTGATTTAACCTCTTATCCAATCCCCCAACGATCTTTGATAGTTCTTCTTGAGTTATTTTCCCGTCTTTACCCTTCCAGCATTTTCTAAGAGGTCTAATTTCGTCAACTTCCAGTCCTATATGCCTTGCCATTTCAGCTATTTTGTGAGCGACCTCATGGTTTCGACCAGTATTCTGACCTATTTTAGCTGCAGCAGCCGGAGTGGAGCGTGTAGCGTGCCAGTTGCTTTCATTCATCCAGCCGGCCTCGACAACGACTATGATAGATTCTTTTTGACGATCAACAAAATCCTCTTTCATGTACTTTAAGTAGTCAACAAGGAGAGGAAATGAAAGATTAGTCACGTTTAAACACCTTGATTTAACATGAAGCTCTGTAACTCCTGATTTGTCACAATCGGGATCTATTCCTATTACTCTGTCTTTCTTAATCATAATTGTAATTGTCGTAATCATCCGGTTCAAAATCCGGAATATCATATCCAAAATCCATAATTCCAATATCAATGTGGGGCGGATCGGAATCGAACCAATCTAATATACATCTACTACCTTTCGCCCCTAAACACCCTGCATATTCTCTCGAACGGCAGGGGGTGAAAACCTAAATTATTAACCGCATGAAGTTCTACTTATGCTTACACCTTAATATCTCCCGTCTCTTTATTATCGCTCTCCCCGTACATATTGTGTCGGAGCCTAAAGAATGAATAAGGGTAGATTTTGCCATTCCAATATCATCTTCACTCAAATAATCAAATATGGCAGAAATACTACCAAAGAAATGATCTTGTTTTTTAAAGATCAAATGAACATGTATTACTCTCATAGTTCCATATTTTTCTTATTTGGAAATAAGTGATTCAATTTTCTTTAAATCCTTCTTGGTTAGTCGGACTGCATCAGCTACCCGACTACAACCTTTGTATTCTACATGATCTACAATTTTTGATACATGTCGAAGAAATGATTTTATCAGGTAGTCGGGGAGTTGATGTTGTTTCATAAGCTATTTTGCTTCTACAGGTTTGCTGTTTTTTAATTTATAAAATGTATCGGCTTTAATTGATATTCCGTCGACTTTAAACGCCTGTACATTTATAATAGGATAAGTATTTCCATCCCAATCACCTCTTTCTGTTAATACAATCCAACAGCCCATAGCTCCTTTGGCTTTACTATCGTATCCTGTTACGATAGCTATGCTGTCTTTCCCTTCTACGCTGGCTGCTGACCGATCGCCGGTGTTGGTGGCTGCTGACTGATCGCCGGTGTTGGTGGCTGCTGACTGATCGCCGGTGTTGGTGGCTGCTGACTGATCGCCGGTGTTGGTGGCTGCTGACCGATAGCCGGTGTTGGTGGCCTTGTTGTTCCCCCAATCTACTTTGTCAAGTATAAATTTAACTCCAGCGGAAATAAGACCACTTAATCCGATTTCAGTATGTATGTGTAGTTTTGAGCAAGCGACTTTACTGTCACTATTGTCTGTATCTATTTTACCATCACCTTCAACATTACAATATCTACTATCGGAAGGGGAATAATAATTGAATACATTAAATGGATTTTCGCAAAAGTGAAAACCGCTTTCGCATGCTTTAATTGTCCCTTTTTCTTCAAATGTTTCACCGACTTTATATTGAAAGCCTCTGCATTGTAGTTTTTTATCAAACCCTTTATAACCTTTAATCATATTTTTCTTTTATTATTTCGGTAATTAACTTTTTGCATTTTAAAAGGCTATCCATGTCTCCATTCTTTAGGAGCTGAATAGCCTTTTCTTTTTTGTTGCATCCCAATCGGGTAGGTGTTTGTGCTATGTACAGTGCTTTAAATTCTTTTTCCATTATACTCTGATACCATCTCTTCATAGCCAGGATCACCAAAGTAGGGTAGATAGCATCCTAACTCTGATTGAGCCCAGATTTTCATCTTGTCCATGAATGAAGATAATTCGGAAGTGCTCATTTCAGATGTTTTGTAATCGACTTGTTGAATTTCTCCCGTAAATCGGTTCGCTTCCTCTTTTGTCCCAAGAAGAGCTCTTTTTATATCTCTCTTGCAGTTATCAAAAGAGGTGTAGCCGGCATGGTCGGCTATTACTTGCACCCACATGTGAAAAAGAGCATTCTGTGATAACGATCTTTTCTTAGTTTTTTTTGTTATTTCGAATGAATCGGTGCCGGACATTAATTTATTGTAATAGGCCTCGGCTCGTTTTCTATCAAAAGGATTTTTGGGGTCAAATAACATAATGCAATATTAAAAAGGTAGTTCGTCTTGAATTGGAGTATTAGGCGGCATAGGTGGAACATAATTCTGTTGTGGTTGTTGATATACCACTTGCTGTTGCGAAGCAGGCTGTGATGACCTTTGCTGTCTTGCTTCTATTTTATATCCTCTTATGGAATTTATATATTTAGTTTTCCCTTCTGCATCAATCCATTTCCTTCCTTGTATTTCGAAAGAAACAGTAACAATGTCATTTATTTGGAAATTGTTAAGCTCAGCACATCTGTCTCCCGAAAATTCAAACATTGGAAAATTTTCGAATTTATCACGTTCTCCAGTGTATGGATCGAACCGCGTAGAATCAATAACTACTTCTCTTTTCACAAAAGGATTACCGCCGTTTTTGGAAGGAATTTCCTGAATAGGTCCTATGTAGGAAATTTTGCCAGTAATTGTATTTGCCATTTTTATTTGAATTTAATTGTGTAACTTTGTTTTGCCATTTTAACCGCAGGGTGCAGTGTTATGATCTCCCCAGTGTTATCGTCTACAATAGTTGTATTATCGTGAACGGATTTCAAGAATCCTTCTCGCTCTTTCATCTTTGCTTGTAGTTCTTTCAAACTTGCCAAATATGCGTTGTATACAGGATCATTGCAAACGCTGTAATCATATGAAACTCCCATCTCTTTTAATGTTATCTCGCATCCGTTCCATGAAGTAGACTTGCCGTATTTCTCTGTCTCAGTAATAACAGAATCTTTTATTCTATCGTCATCCAATACTTTCTTCAATGTGTCATATAACCCTCTTATCTTAGCCACATGTTCTATCGGGTTTACATCGCCATCAAGAACAGGTATGATGATCGAGTTTGCAAGTTCTTGTTGACTTTGCTTGGTGACAGGGAATATCCCTATCTTCTTAATACTATTCTCCATATTTCGATTTTTTATATTGTAGATACATATCTATTACTGTTTGTAATTCAACTGACCCTATCTTGTAAAGGCTTTCCATTAACCGAGATACGGAGAAGTTTTGCTTTTTCTGTTTTGCATCCTTCTCCTTTTCTTCTATAAAAGCATACAATTTGTTCATGGACTCATCATTGTTCAGAAAGTCCGGTCGAAAAATCTTACGTGCGTCCAGATTAGTCTTTGGCGCATCTGCTGTATTTACTTGCAAGTTGGATGCTTTGTTTGCATCATCATCATCGTCTATATTTAGGTTCAAGATAGAGCCGATAGCATATCTACGCTGGTAAGTAATACAAGACCCTATGCTTTGAGGATCATTCTTTACAGGACGCATAGCGTATGACGATAAAATCCATTCACCGGAGTTGTGCATAAGTATTGTTTCTAACTCATTCTCTCCTTTAGGCATCTGCATAATAGAAAGCCCGCATTCTGACAATGGTTTTTGTATCACATCCAGTATGTCTGCCAGTGAGGCATATTTACTTTTAAAGTAGGGATTTTTGCTGTCTTTTTTCACCTTTCCAACCTCTTGCTGGAATTTACAGAGAGCATTGGCAATCTCTTTTATCGATTCTGATCTTTCCATATTATAAATGTTTAATGTGTGGATGCTAGGGAATCGAACCCCTTTCTTCCCCGGTAGGGGACGCTTTACCATTAAGCTATGCGCCCTGTTGCCTGCCTCCTGGCGGTAATTGTTCCCGGATAACCTATCAAAGTACACCGGGATGTTGTTTGAAATAATAAATGGAAACAAAATAACCGGTCTCTCACCGGACGCTGTCCTTTAACAGCGGAGTTGATTAATTAAACATTGATTATTAATACTCACCCTACCGTGCTCCTGCCTACCGGACCATTGCAAATGTCAAGGTCTACCACTTTCAAGATTTGCGGTTGCCGATCTGAGGCGAGGTTTACACCTCGGATGCTTATTCCTTTCGTGATTTGAGCTATTCCGACTCAGTTCTATTTATCTATGAGTTTTCTTATTCTTGTTTTTCTTTCTCCGCTTGGCAATAGCTTTTCGGTTATTTCCCTCTTTAGTAGATGAGCCTTTCCAGGCATAAGGACCTCTATCTAAAGCCTCTTCATTTGGCACTATATGATATACACTATCTTTATCATAATAATTTCCCATAACCTTCCTCCTTTCCGTATTGCTTGTTAAATGCGGAATCCGCTTGTTGAAACTGTTTTACAAACCGGTTTGGCTTACTTGTAATTACCACTTTCTGCGGTGTGCATCCGGCGAGCATGGCCAGCAGGCACATGATTGTTACTATCTTCATTTCTTTTTAGTTGTTAACTTAATCGGATTCCACTATGTGCCGGTTCCGAACTGCTCCGGACGAAAACCGTTTATCCTTAGCCAATATTTGAATTGTTTTAGGTTCATTATATTATTCTTTATTTAATTGTTCGTTAATCCGGGAAATACATCCAATGGGTAATATCTTCACCTTTTAAGCAAGACCATTGCCAGCCTTTCTTATTTATCTCATTCACATAAATGCGTTTCCCTTTTCCAATACATCCATTTTTATAAAGCACAATCACATTTTTTGTGTGAGAATAAATAGTGAGATCGTCAATGATATGTCCGTATTCGGGCAGTTTATCGTTCACACTTATCCATGCCATTTGCCTTGATTGCCACTCTGCACCAGCTATAAAAGCATCTTCAAGATCTTTAGCGCAAAACAATTTCATATTCGTTTCGAATATGTCGGGCTCTCGTAGCAGATGCAATGCTACTTTGGTGGCATTGACCTTATATTCATGTGCGTTGCTGTTCATAATTTTTTAATATATACGTTAAACATTACCCCATTCTCGTAAAGCCTGCTCAACCAAACTTATCTCTTCAGGTGGTACCCTTTTCCTGTCAGGATACTTTAACCGTCCAATAGTTCTAAATCTCGGACCGCGTATAGTGGTGTATGCTTCATAAAGCAATCCATCTTCTATTTTATAATAGGCGTGATTGTGACTTTTGTATATCATGATTCACTTGTTTTTAAAATTTCATCTTTTCCAATGCTTCTATCTGTTTTTTCAAAGAAGCAATCTTTTTTAATCTCATCTTCTCGGCTCTTTCCATAGCCTGTTCTTTTGTCTTAAAACATTCCTTGCCTAAAGAATAACTCGAAAACTCTTCTTTCACGTATGCTCTTATATGTCCATTTCCATAATCGCATATTTCCGCTTCTTTTTCCAATATACCTTTTGTTAAGGCATATTTAGTTATAAAAACTTTTTCCATACTTTTTATTGTTAATCAATACTTCTTTCCGTGCATTACAGGTCTGAGTGTGTTGTATTTCATCTTCTGGTCAATATGCCAAAGAAGATCAATACCCAATATATCAGCATGTAAGAATATTATCACTATAGATGATCTGACAACATCTTCAATACTTTCTCTGCTTGTTAAAAGAGAACATAGGCAGAATATTATTTCAGTAAAGCTCATCTCTTTAATCTGATATTTCCATTTGGTTAATTCAATATTATCCTTGAATTTACCCAATAATGGCTCTTGTAATTCCGATAGATCAATTGAACGAATTCCTGCAAGGTCAAGGAGGCGAATAACTATATCAGCTAATTCTTCTTCAACGGTTCCTTTAATGTTGTCTCTATAAGACTTTAGAAACCAATTGTTTCTAACAATATCATGATAAGCATTTTTTATGCAGGTTTCGAAGCCTATCATATTGGCTCTGCTATCATTTCTATCTGCTTCAACCGCTTCCATCAGTTCGCTAACAACCAAACAAAGAAGATGCTCATTGCTCCAGTCTTCATCGTGAAAACCATGATCTCGTGCAATTTTGTATGCCCGGTCGCGGAGTTCGTTTAAATTAATTGTACTCATATTGGTGATTACCTGTTTAATGTTGATACTCCCCCATTCCCTCTGATTCTGTTTTTTATCTACCGACCGAACACCTCTTTGAATTTGTAGTCTAAAGCATTAAGTATTCTAATTCTTATTGCCTGATCACAACTTATATTATCAATCGAATAGATTCTAGCGAGAAGTTGTTCTCTTGAACCGCAGAAACATCCACAAGTATAAAAAGGGGCGATTTGGGGGTAATTGTGTTTATACCACATATGATTAGTTCCTTTTACCGCCACATAGTTTTTAGTGACTACGAAATCGTAGGTTGTTTCTTTATAACCCGGTGTGTTAGGGTTCCCAGCTGCGCTATAGCGGACACTCCAGTCGCTATCCTTAGCCAGTTCAGTTAACACTTCTACCGGTGTGTTAGGGTTCCCGGCAGCGTTACGGCGGACACCCCAGTTGCTATCCTTAGCCAGTTCAGTTAACACTTCTACCGGTGTGTTAGGGTTCCCGGCAGCGCTATAGCGGACACCCCAGTTGCTATCCTTAGCCAGTTCAGTTAACACTTCTACCGGTGTGTTAGGGTTCCCGGCAGCGCTACGGCGGACACCCCAGTTGCTATCCTTAGCCAGTTCAGTTAACACTTCTACCGGTGTGTTAGGGTTCCCGGCAGCGTTATAGCGGACATCACAGTTGCTATCCTTAGCCAGTTCAGTTAACACTTCTACCGGTGTGTTAGGGTTCCCGGCAGCGTTATAGCGGACATCACAGTCGCTATCCTTAGCCAGTTCAGTTAACACTTCTACCGGTGTGTTAGGGTTCCCAGCTGCGCTACGGCGGACACTCCAGTCGCTATCCTTAGCCAGTTCAGTTAACACTTCTACCGGTGTGTTAGGGTTCCCGGCAGCGCTATAGCGGACACCCCAGTTGCTATCCTTAGCCAGTTCAGTTAACACTTCTACCGGTGTGTTAGGGTTCCCGGCAGCGCTACGGCGGACATCACAGTCGCTGTTTAAAATTTCATTCTTAGTCATTCTCTATATAATTTAGATTGAATATTAATTTTACCAATACATAGTTGTATTTTCCCATTCCCTCTGATATACATCTTCGGGATCTTCCATCTCTTCAAATCCATCGAAGTCTTGCTCCCCGTCCGGATCTATAATGTAGATATCCCTTACCATCGCTTTTCTTTGAAAAACAGGTATGATAAATACGTCATACCCGGCACGAATAGCCAATATGACGGATTGAAGAACGCGCCGATAAACAGCGTGAATGTCATCAGCAATGAAGCTGTGAGCATGAACAGTTGAATTGCTTTCATATATCGTTGATTTTTAATTTCAGATAAAGAGCCGGAGCGGTCTTCCCAGAAAGCTCCGGTAACATATATAATTCTTTATTTATACCAAAAGACACCTCGCTATATCCTCACGGACGAGAGAGGCATAAACCAAAACCAAAAATTTAATTGCAAAATACAAAGTGGAGGATGCTGTATTGAACAGCATAACGAATATGAAAACGGCTACAGACATATTCGTTACCACCTGTGAACCTCCGTTTATGATCCCTCCGGCTAATTCGATCAGCAGCTTCACGCTTTTTCGGAGGGTTTTCTTAACTTTACGGTGCTAAACATAAATATTAAGAAATATGGAATTAAAAGATTTTATCAAAGGGGTAATTTTTGATATAACCAATGCTGTCAAGGAGTGTCAACAAGAACTGAATAATGGTGCTATAATTGCTCCTACAGGTAATTGGAATAATAAAAATCATATACAATCAAAAGAACTAAGTGCATTAACTGTTTCAGATATTGATTTTGAGGTATCAGTTTCTGTCGGTTCATCTAATGAGATAGCAGGAAAGATCACTGTCCTGTCTGCTATTGTAGCAGGAAGTATAGGCAGTGGAAATACAACCAAAGACGAAAATGTTTCGAAGGTTAGATTCTCTATTCCAGTTGTCCTTCCTCCTTATCATGTTCAAAATGCTAAATTTGATGTGAATTTGAAGCCTGTTTAAGAAAGTCAATGATATTGCCCAGATCACAAGCTGCTCTCTCAAAAGGGTAATTTTCATTACTCCGCTTTAGGAAACCAAAGTATATTCGGAAGAATAATTTTCTAATATACCATTGTCTTATTTTTAATTTGATTACTTTGAAAATGTTCATGTTTTAATACAATTAGTTACTTGCACCCGGCAGCCGATCCGATCGACAGCTTCGCGCCTTCAAAGCCGGGTTATATCTTGAAAACTGGATAGGTTAACCAACGTTTGACTCGTAACACCTAAAGGATATTCCAGCTTTATAATACTTTCGCATTGTCGTATAAGACTTGATGAAAAGAACGATTAAACTTCATCGTGAGCTGGAAATATCTTTCCTCCCTCCATTTTGCCTTATACCGCCTTGTCGCTATCCCGATACCTCTTACGTGTAACCTATGATAGGATCAAGGACTTTCATTGTAACCATGTCAAAGAACGTTTTTGTGGGCATCCGGGATTCGAACCCGGTCAGGAACGCTTTCCTTCACCAGCCGAACGCTTTCGGCTTATGCCCTTTATATGCCATTTACAGAATCAAAAGATTTGTATGCTGTTAAAGCCGCTTCTATTTCCATTCTGGAATACACCAAAGGTGAGTTCTTGCTTTCACCGTTTCTAAGCGGCTTCACCAATTCTTCTTTCACCATTTTGTCAAGAATAGCAGGCTTATGTCCAAGAGTTTTAAGCCATCTGTGTACTTCTCTTTGTTTCATCCTATCAGATGTAGGAGAACGTCTTTTCTCGGCAGCTTCCGCACCGAGCGTTGCCGCTTCAATGAGGAGGTTTTTTAATTCGAAAAGTTCTATCTTGATTTTCATGACTGTATTTGCTTTTTCTGTAGTACACATCCATATTCTTTTAATGCAACTTCTCTGATTAAATCAGGTTGATTCCCTTCTGTTGAAAACCTAAGTGCATTCCTGACCGTTTGCTCTGTTACGCCGAATCTGGAGGATAACTTGGATACTACCCCCTTTTCGTACAAAATCTTATACCTTACAACCTTCATATCTTGTTTATTTTTTATATTTGCAAATCGCCGTTTTTGTTTTCGTTTGCAAAACGGGTTTGTTATTTATTATGGCACAAATATACTAACAGTTTGTATAGCGACAAACTATTGAATATAAAAAGTTAGTATATTAACTTTGTTTAATACTAACAGTTAATATTAGTTCTATGGAAGGTTGGGAAAGAATACAGTATGTGATTAATAATGAGGGGCTTAATAAAAACTCCTTTAGTAAAGCTATTGGGCTTAATAATAATGTGACCATTACACGTATTATAAATGAAAAAAGAAATCCATCTCGAAATACTTGTAAAAAAATAGTAGAAAGGTTTCCAAAATATAATATGGGCTGGCTCCTTACTGGCGAAGGTGATAGTCTGACTTCTACGTACTCTAATAATAAAGTCACTGTTAATGGTAACGAAAACGTAAGTAATATCGGAGGGCAACATATTAACGTATCCATGCCAGAAAGCGGAACACAAAAAATTATTAAACCGGATGGCAGTGTGGAAATACAAAGCCTAAGTTCAAGTGCAGGTACTGGCTTGAACGATACTGATAGACTTAACCAACGTATTCAAGACCTTGAGAGGATTATTTTAGAAAAGGACGCAACAATTAAATCTAAGGATGAAACAATATGGGCGTTAAGGACTATGTTGGATAGGCAATAG